AACGGGGTCATCATCGGAGACTACACCAACGGGCAGTGACCCCCCCGACCTGCTACAATACTCTCAACCGCAACCGACTCATGACCACTGCCCTCCGCGACTGCCTGAACGTGTACGCCCCTGGCACGACCTTCTCCGACATCCTCTGGGATTGCGCTCACCCTGCCAACGACACCATCGCCTGGCACATCGCCCTGGAGTCGGCAGCGATGCATTCGTGCCTCTCCGACTTTGCCGCCGACTATGGGCACATGGAAGGGGAGCGGATCGACTGCGGTGAGTTCCTGGTGTGGTTGGGGTATTGACCCCTGCCCCGTTCGTGTTCTACAATTCCAAAGCAACCGACACCCGACCGATGCGTTTCCCCCTCTGCATGTGCTCTGACCTGGAGACCCGCCAGATTCTGTGGATCTCCCGCGCTGACCAGTTGAAGAACGGCAGCCGCCCCTCCTCCTACATCCATTGGGGGCTGCCCGCTACCGCCATCGCCGCCCAGTATGCTGAGACTCATGCCCAGGAGGCACAGGAGGCGCTGCCGTCCTGGTGACGCCCGCTGTTCGTGGGGGGCAGTCGTTAGTTCGTGTTCGGCAGTCCCCCGCCGCCGCGTCCTTATGGGCGCGACCGCGTGATATAAAAACGCACCACTACCCTAAGCTATAAACGACCCAGATCGACCTCTAAATATCTCACTCTTTCAAAAATTCCGGAAGAATATATAAATTTGAAAAAGGTTAAGCATAATACACAGATGAAGAAAAATTCCGGAGAAATTTTTGAGTCCCTACAAGTCGATCCAATTTCGGGCGAATATTACCTTGTAGTTCCAGAAGAAATTGTCAATGAACTCTCATGGTATGAGGATACAGAGATTTGTTTTACTCTTGATGGAAACGAAATAGTTCTATCAGAAAGGGAGAATTGACAGAGGATACATAATAGAGTATGATACTGAAGTAATTACTTTCTATTATGGCTAAAGGATTTACAGTAAAAGCAAAGGCACCCATTGCCTCTCAACAACAACAAGAATGGGATTATAATGCAGCAAAAGAAATGGTGCGCGGTAAATCCGTCGTGTTCTGTCTCCCAGGTCGCGGAGTTTCTTATGCATATTTGAAGAACTTTGTTCAATTATGTTTTGACTTAGTTCAAGCGGGAGCAAGCATTCAAATTTCGCAAGACTATTCATCTATGGTAAACTTTGCAAGATGCAAATGTTTAGGTGCGAATGTACTGCGTGGACCTGATCAGATTCCCTGGGACGGTAAGCTGAAATATGATTGGCAACTTTGGATCGATTCGGATATTGTTTTCAATACAGAAAAGTTTTGGCAGTTAGTCTTAATGGACAAAGACATTGCTGCAGGTTGGTATGCAACAGAAGATGGGCATACGACTTCGGTTGCTCACTGGTTAGATGAAGAAGATTTTCGTGGTAATGGTGGAGTGATGAATCATGAAACAGTTGATAGCATCTCAAAGCGTCGGAAACCATTTACAGTTGATTACACTGGATTTGGATGGGTTCTGATTAAGAATGGTGTTTTTGAACATTCTGATATGAAGTATCCTTGGTTTGCACCTAAAATGCAAGTCTTTGAATCTGGTGAGGTTCAAGATATGTGTGGAGAAGACGTATCGTTCTGTTTGGATGCAAAAGAAGCAGGATTTGAAATTTGGTGTGATCCTCGCATTCGCGTAGGTCACGAAAAGTCAAGAGTGATTTGATGTCTAACGAACGTTATAATATTCTCTGTAAGGGAGAAAGAATTTACACATCTCTTACAGAAGAAGAATATTTTCAGATAATGGAGGATCTGTCGATTGAATTTTATCAGACAGGTTCTCCACGACCTGAAGATCTTGAAACTGAAATCTTATTGGAGAATCATTTATGTCAAAAGCAAAGGGTGGTCTAAATAAAAACAGTTCTTATATCCCCGGGGCTCCTAAAAAGTCTCGCCAAGGCGATGGTGGCGGAACAAAGTATGCTGCGTCTTCTCGTAATGGGGCAAGAAAAAAGTATCGCGGACAAGGTAAGGGATGAGTAAATCAGGAAAATACGGAAAGACCAAGCGTAGTAACACGGGCACGTGCCGCACAAATGCTCAGAAGGCAGCGGCACGTAAGCGTCGTAAACCAAAACCTGGTCGTAAGTATAAATTTTATTAATTCATGTATTACTTGGATGGTAATGATGAATGGAATAATATACATTCATCAGACCTTTGGATTTACAATAAATTATTTTTAAGTCGGATGTTGGGTTATACATGTGGTCCTGTTGGAACCACAGTTCCTCAACCCGACTTTTATATTGTAAGACCATCCATCAATTTACTTGGTATGGGGCGTTTTGCTCGTAAAGAATGGATTGAAAAGCATACTTGTGAGTTTCATCCTGGTGAATTTTGGTGTGAAATCTTTGAAGGTGAGCATTTGAGTGTTGATTTTTATCAGCAAAATGCAGAACTCGTTGTATTAGGCACTCGTAATTCTTGTGAACCTTATTACAAATGGGAAAAGTGGGAAAAAATAGAAAAAGATATTGCTTTTCCAGACATCTTAAAGAATTTGGTGGGCAATTATGAGTGGATTAATTGTGAATTTATTGGAAATCGGTTAATCGAAGTTCATTTTCGCAGAAATCCTGATTTTCGTTATGGAAATTCAGTTGCAATTCCAGTTTGGGATGACGAAAAGATTGAAAATATGAGATTTATTGAAGACTCTGATTACTTACGCAAGGGTTTCTACATAGAATAAATAAATTTTTACTAAAAATTGAGTTGAAAAAGATTTCAATGGGTAAACACCTGCTTCTAGAGGTGTATGATGTTCAATTTGACCTAATCAATGACGTAGAATCTCTACAAAACGTCATGGTTCAAGGTATTGAACGTGCAAAAATGACAATTTTAAACACTTTTTCGCATTGTTTCCTTCCACAAGGGTGTACAGTCGTCATTGCACTTGCAGAAAGTCACGTTTCATGCCATACTTGGCCAGAAAATGGGTGTTTAGCAGTGGATGTATACACTTGTGGTGAGGGAAATCCCCGTTTAATTGCTCTTGAAATCTTAAAATACCTCAATTCAGACTCTTATTCCTTACGTGAAGTTGAACGTTAAATAGAAATAAGGAGATAGCAACCTCCTTTATAAAAGTTCTGTTTTATTTTTTAAAACAGGAGCTAAAATGTCTAATTTACCAGTAGATAGAGACAGTAATTACATGAGAGAGATGTGGGGTACAAGTCATTTAATTACTGATTATGACAAAACACCTCAAAAGAGAGTCATTCAAGAGGTTATGCACGACTTAGCACCAAAACATGATCTCAAAAAACAAGTCGAGTTGCATGAAAAAATCAGAAATGATGAAGATTATGATGATTGGTCCTATGGAACGGAACCAATCTATGGTTCTCCTTGGAAATGAGCATAAATAAGTAAAGAAATTTTATTTCCGATGGCAATCACTAGGATATCTAGATCTTTTAAAGATATTAGTTTATCTTTTGATCCACATCCTGTGACGAAGGATCTGCCAATTCTTAAGAATCAGAGTGCAATTATTCGTTCAATTCGTAATTTAGTTGAGACAATCCCAAATGAGAGATTTTTTAATTCGACTTTGGGATCAAATGTTCGCTCAAGTCTCTTTGAATTTGTGGATTTTGGTACAGCATCAATCGTAAGAGACCAAATTATAAATGTTGTCTCAAACTATGAACCTAGAGTAACTGATGTTGAAGTTCAGGTAGATCCAAGACCAGACACAAATGAATTTGAAGTTACTGTTATTTTTAACATTATCGGACAAGAAGTTCCAACACAACAGTTTTCCTTTATATTAGAGGCAACAAGATAAAATGCCTTTTACCAAATTTACTAATTTAGATTTTGATCAGATAAAGACCTCAATCAAAGATTATCTGCGAGCCAACTCAACATTTACTGATTTTGATTTTGAGGGGTCTAATTTTTCTGTCTTAATCGATACATTAGCATATAACACTTATATCACGGCATTTAACTCAAACCTAGTTGTAAATGAATCTTTTCTAGATTCTGCAACAGTAAGAGAAAACGTTGTCTCTTTGGCAAGGAATATTGGGTATGTTCCTCGCTCCAGAACCGCCTCAGGCGCTGTAGTTTCCTTTACGGCACAACCAACCAGTTCGACAGCAACTCTTACCTTACAGGCGGGTCTAGTATGCACTGGGAGCGCAAGTGGGTCATCATACGTCTTTTCCATTCCAGATAATGTAACTGCATCAGTAAAAAATGGTATTGCATCTTTTGATAGTTTAACCATTAAGCAGGGAACTTTTTTAAAGAAACAATTTACCGTTGATGGTTCTCTGGATCAAAGATTTATACTAGACAACTCATACATAGACACTTCAACGATTCGTGTTTATGTAAAAGGAACAAGTGATTCTGGACTTGGAAGAGAATATAGTCTTGTTGATAATATTTTTGAAATTAATTCAAATTCTGAGATCTACTTAATTCAAGAAATCAAAGATGAAAAGTATGAACTTCTTTTTGGAGATGGTAGATTTGGTAAAAAATTAGAAAATAATTCGGTCATTACCGTAACATATATTATTACTGACGGTAAATCTGGAAATGGGGCAAGTTCTTTTAATTTTGCAGGAACATTCAAAAATGAAAGCGATGTAGTTGAATCTGTTAGCAATACTGTTACGATTACAACTGTTCAAAAGTCTCAGAATGGATCTGACATTGAGAGTATCGATTCAATCAAAGCTTTTGCACCAAGACTTTATAGTTCTCAGTATAGAGCAGTTACTGCAAGAGACTATGAAACTATTATTAAATCAAAAGTATATGCAGATACTGAATCCGTATCAGTAGTTGGTGGAGAGGATCTTACACCACCTCAATATGGAAAGGTTTTTATTAGCATTAAACCTAAAAATGGCACATATGTTTCAGATTTTAATAAGCAGCAAATAAAAAATAAACTTAAGCAATATACGGTTTCGGGAATAAATCCAGAAATTATTGATTTAAAAATATTGTATGTGGAAATAGATTCTTCAATCTATTACAACTATTCTCAAGTATCTAATGTAGAAGATTTGAAAACCAATGTTATTAAATCTCTTAATTTATATTCGCAGTCCCCAAGTTTAAATGCTTTTGGTGGGAGATTTAAATACAGTAAAGTTCTTCAAGTAATTGATAATACTGATGCGGCAATTACTTCAAATATTACTAAAGTTAGAATTAGAAGAGATCTCAAGGCTCAGATTAATTCTCTAACTCAA